TAGACTGTTAAGATTAAACGCTGATGACGTAGCTACATGTCATATATTATGTTATACAAATACTGTAGATGAACGTTGGGTTGATTCAGCATTAAAATCATTTGATAAAACTAAAATTAAATATTTAAAAATAAAAAATTAATAAGATTATGTTAGATTCAGAAACAATTAAAGAAATATCAGAAACATTAGGGCAACATTATATAACTGCCACTAAAGAAAATGAATTTACATTAAGGTTTGGTTATTGGCGTAAAATTAATACAAGTAGTTTAGACTTTGTATTACCCACTCATTATAAAGTAGAAGAACAGGAAGTTCATGAAGATGAAGACTGTGGTACATTATATGATTATTTAATAACTAAAAAATAAAAAGATGAATATAGATGAATTTGTAAAAACAATATTTCACCTGATGATAGGTTTAATACTTGGCGCAACTATCTCTGGTATTATTATGGATAACAATAATAAAGAGAATACTACTTTGAAAACAATTGTATTTCAACCTGAATATAATCACAGAGTTGACATTGTTACAGTAAAATTAGTATGTGACACTATTCAATCAAATATATATTGTTTATGGTATAAGGATCAAATGTTTGTACCAAGTTTATCATTAGAAAAATATTAATTGCCATGGGAAAAATGAAAGAAGTATTTATGGATATGATCTGTAAAGAATATAATGGAGATTATGATGCTTACACAGAAGAATTAGCAAGACAAACTTGTGAAGAGTTTATAAAAGAAGATACACCGTGTCCTAATTGTTATCATAAGGATTTGATGCGGAATGAAACAAATGCTATATGTGAATCATGTGGTCAAAAGTTTGTTTATGTAGAAAATAGTTTAAGATTTATATAATAAAATAAAACAAGTATGAAATTTTTAAAATTAATAACAATAATAGTTGCATTAACAACAATAACTAATGTAAATGCACAAAAAGCTTTTACAGAATATAATAGCACTTACTTTGAAAGTGTTAATGAAATACTTATAGATGTAAAAAATGAATATAAATATGATTTATACATTTACATGAATAGTTTAGACACATACTATAAAAAAGGTGGTGTAATAACAAATGAAAAAAATAATGATAAGTTTATTACTTCTTTAAATTTAGCAAAAACTAAATACACGGAATGGAAAAATATTGCATTAACAAATAATGTATATGATTTAAATAAAAAAATGGACCATTCATGCTTTGTTAGTGGTTATTTTCAATATGGTGGTAAATGGAATATAGATTCATCAATTAAAATAGAATATGCTTTTAAAATGATAGAAAACAATCCTGTATTAATTGTACGTACTGGTAAAATGATAAGTTCTTCTAATCAGTACATAGATCATAAAGGTTTTGTTTTTGTTTTTCAAAATGAAAGTGAAATAGATAATTTTATAAATGTAATATCTCAAGAGACTATAAATGATTTTATAGCAAAACCTAAATCAGAAGATTTATTTAAATAAAAATTATGAAAAAATTATTATTAATTGCATGTGTTGTACTTACATCATTTGCCTATAGCCAAGAGTTTACGAGAGCCTTTTTACATGCAAATATAGTATTTTCAGATGATTCTATTATACATTATGAATCATCTAATGCACTTACATTTAATGTAGATGGTAACTCAATAAAGTTTTTTGGTCATACTGGTGGAACAAGCAGGTATATATATTTAGCAAATGAAATAAAAAGAAAAGATGAGAATAATGTTAATTATACTGTTATAAAAACAATTCATGTTGGTACATCGGATATTTGGTTCTTTTATGTATTTAAATATGATGTATCCATGTATTGCCCAAAAGCGGATTTAGCAATTAATTTTTATAATTTGAAAAATGATTAATTTCATAATGTGGGAAAATATTTATATCTTTATAATGTAAGAATGTTATAAAAATTTATATTAATAGTTGAATGAATAATTACGGGTATACTTGGAGAATAATAATAATTATTTTTTCTATGTTATACCCTTTTTTATGTTTATTATTAGCAGGTTATAATAAATCTTTATCATCTTATTGGGGATCATCTGTAGAACCCATTTTTATAATAGCAAATATATTAGTATCCTATTTTTTCTTTATTACAAAAAATTGGAAAATACCAGCTATATTCTTAATCCTTGTTACAGCATTTAATAACATTTTATATCCAACTATACATAATATCTTTGCAATATGTTTCTTCCTGGGGAGTTTTGCATCATTGTTTAATAGTAAAAGGTATATAGTACTTAAGGTATTATATTTAATTGGTGCTATTATGATGATAATAGATTTATTAGTAGGAGAAATAATATGCATTTTAGCAATAGGTTTATATCATACTTTTAAACTAAACAAACTAAACAAACTAATAACAATGAAGAAGTCAACAGTTATCAGTAATACAAAAGATAAAATAGGTAGTAATAAAATGGAATCTTTTACCTGCACAATATGTGATGAAAGTATTTTTGGAATTGCAAATGATCCCAAACCTATAAAATCAGATGGTGAATGTTGTGATAGTTGTTTATTTAAAGTTGTAATACCAAAAGCAATACAAAATATTCCAATAAAAAGATAATCAACAACTAAAATTATGGTAAGAGTTATATGTATTGATGATAAAAATAAACCAAGTATCATCCCTAAATCAAAATGGTTAAAAGAAGAAGAAGAATATAATGTTATTATGGTACATACTTCTTTACACAAGGACTCAAAAAATGTACTTATGTTTTCATTAGCAGAAATTGATATTTCTGACTGTGAGCCTTATGGAGCTTTTAAAGCAACCCGGTTTGCCATCCATAAGGATGATATTAAAGCATTACAACAGCTTGCAAAAGACTGTACTGAGTTAAATGATATAGATATAACTACGTTAACAGAAGAATTAAAACTAGCATGATGAAAGATAACTTTTTTGTAAATGCAAAAATAAAAGATGGAAAGCTTCATTTCCCTATAAAAGCTCAAGAAAGTAGGTATATTAAATTTCTTAATCAGTTTCCTGATGATACAAGAATTGAATTATTTGTTGGAGCTAATAATGGAAAAGGTAGTGTAGCCCAACTAGCATACATTCACTCTATGTGTAGAGAAATAGCTAATGAAATTGGTTATACATTTGAAGAAATTAAACTCCAAATAAAAAGAAAAGCAGGTTTATGCTTCACAAAGGATAATACAGAATACTGTAAGTCTTTTGGTAAGTGTGATAAGTCAGAATTAAACATGGTAATTCAAACTTGTTTAGAAATAGCAGACTTTAATGGTATGCAATTAAGATAAACTCTTATTGATAGTCTCTTGAATCTTATTCATTTTCTTAAACGCTTCTTCTTTTTTACCTTCTAACAACAAGGATAAAGATTCTTTAATATCTTCTTTATTAACCTCAACATTAACTTCCTCATGTAGTTTTTGCTCAATAGCATGACCTTTAAAAAGTTGCTGTAATGCGAATATTGTATACATATGTACTTCAATAGATGTTAGCTGTAAGTCTTCAGTATCACCTTTTATAATAGACTCAAACTTTTTAAAAATATCAGGTATAGTAGCAGGATCTTCTACTACGTCCAAGATAAAATACATGAGCAAGGATTCTAAACCATTAATAAAAGAAGTATTCACTTCTATATTTTTAATGTTTTTAGAGAAATCATAAGTAAGTGTAGAATTTTTAGTATCAGACATTTTAATATTATTTTTTACAAATATAAATAAATTATGGAAAATATCAGCATTAATATAAAAGAAAAAAAAGAATACTTTATACCTCTTCTAGAAGAATCAGGTTGGGATATTGTTAAAAAAACTGTAGAAAGTTCTCAGTTTGATGAGATTATTATAAAACTAGTAGATCAAGTTAATAAAGATAAAAGATTTACACCAATATATAAAGATATATTTAATGCATTTTTAGAATGTCCTTATGAAAAACTAAAAGTTGTATTTGTTAGTCAAAACCCTTATCCTAAATTAAATGTTGCAGATGGTATATCTTTTAGTTGTTCTTATACTAAAAAAGAAGAACCCTTTTTAAAATATATTTTTGATGAAATAGAAAAAACAGTATATAGTCCTTTAATTGGAGAAAAAAAATCAAAATTATTAAGACCAGGATATAACCCTGATCTAAAAAGATGGTCCAATCAGGGAATACTTATGCTAAATACAGCATTAACATCACAAATAGGTAAAATAGATTCACATTATAGTATATGGAAATTGTTTATGACTTACTTATTTGATTGCTTAAATCAAAGAAATGATTTAATATTTGTATTGATGGGTCAAAGAGCAGAAGAATGGGAAATAAAATTAAACAATAATAAAATCATTAAAGTTTCACACCCAGCAACTGCAGGTTATGGATACAATAAATGGGATTCAAATGATTTGTTTAATAAAGTAAATGAATACTTAAAATCACAAGAAAAATCCACAATTATTTGGTAGTTTTTTTGTAATTTTATAAAACTTTAAAACATGAATAAAGAAAAAATAGAAAATATATCTAATGATATAAATAACTTTATAAAATCCATTAAAGATAAATATGGTATAAAGCTTGATTTAAATATAGATGATGTAATTAAAAAAGATTTTGATAATAGAATGAAGATAACATTAAAAGAATTACATGAAATTATCATAAAGACTGCAGAAAAATATAATCCTGATATATTAAATGAATTAGATTTTAGTACAAGAAGAAGACCAACAATAAATTATTCTCATTGTTTTGCTTATATAGCTGATAAATTAGGATATAAAAAAGTGGAAATTGCAAAGTATATGAATAAAAATCATGCAACAGTTATTAATTCAATAGTTAGAGCAAGAGCTTTTATTCAAATTAAAGATTCGGAATTTACAACAACTTATAATTCAATACTAAATACTTATAAATATTATGTGGGAAATGTTTCAGAAGATGTTAAAGAAGAAATTAACACCTAATCAATGCTTTTTATTATTTAGTATTTATAATAATACTACACCCAGTACATATAATGAACAAGACTATAATGTTCTTATTGATACAGGTTATATTAAAGAAAAGAATATTACAAATAGTGGATTACAAATTATTACACAGCTAGATAATTACTTTAAGATTAATAAGAAGAGAACTGAAAAAGAATTATTAGGTAAAAATGGTTTAGAAACTATTAAAATATATCGTGAGGTGTTTCCAAAAGGTAAATTACCATCTGGTGTACCTGCTAGAAATAATATTAAAACACTTACAGAAAACTTTAGATGGTTTTTTAGTGAGTATGATTACTCTTGGGATGAAATTATAAAAGCAACTAAGATGTATGTAAATGAGTATAGAGATAACCAATACATGTATATGCAAAATAGTCAATACTTTATTTCAAAGCAAGATAAGCATAAAGTAAAAACTTCAAAACTCTCAGATTATTGTGATATGATACGTGACGGAGTAACTACTGAAGAAGAATACTTTAAAGAAAAAGTAGTATAATGTAGATGATATGTTTGTTTTAACCAGCACTACACGTGAAAACACATGGTAATGATGGTAATTATTGGCAATGTATAGTTAACACCTAAAATAATAGATTATGAAATTAATTTTATGCAAGAACTGTCAAGATATAGTTCGATTGATGCAAGATGAAGAAAGGTTTTGCAAATGCGGTAAATGTAGCGGTAAATATACTGACAACTTAAACGCTTGGTATAAAGGTGGAGATGATGTAATTCCTTTAGGGTTTGCAAATAGTAGCTTCATAAGCGCACTACGTAACCAGCCTAAAGAAGGTTGGGGCGAAAACTTCACAGCGTTTGTGATTCCTGAAATTTGTGATACTTTTAAAAAGATAAAGTAAAAGGTCACAAAACGTTACCTTAGAAAAATAAGAGCCTAATAAACAAAAAGATATGAAATACGAAATATTTTTAAGGTTAATAATGACCTACAAGAAAGCAGAAGAGAATACTTACCATTGGTATGAGTTTGGAATTGACTTACATGAGGGTAAATATCCAATAGCACCTTATCTATACGATTTGATGATAGCTGGATTTGAATCAACCTATAATAAAGAGGGTATAGATTGGATTTCTTGGTTTATATTTGATAATGAATACGGTAATAAAGACTGGAATAATACTAAATCTATGAAAGACAATGGGGATGGTACGTGCAAAGAAGTAAAATCTGATGGGTTTGGGGCCCATTGTAAAGATGGAAAACCTATAGCATATTCTTATGAATCTCTTTGGGAACTATTAGAGGCAGATTATAAGTTCAAATAAACTAGGAGATACAAAGAGACAATAAAAATTATGAGAAAAAATAAATTAAATGAATAAACCAAAAGAAGCATGGGAAGGTCAATTTTCTGCCTTTAATGAAGCATTAAAATATATGCTTGGTAGACAAAATGGGACTGAAAAGTCTATATATACACCTTGGGCTAAATTTAATGATGCGGCCACTGATGGTTTAGAATGGAATACTCTAACTGTACTTGGAGGAAGACCAGGTTCAGGTAAAACTTTAATTAAAGATCAAATAATAAGAGAATCATTTATTTTAAATCCTAAAGAAGACTTTAGAGTTCTTGAGTTTCAATTTGAAATGGTTGGCAGAACTTCAGCTATTAGAGAGTTTAGTTCTATAACTGGTAAAACATATAAAGAACTATGTAGTGCTGGTAGTGTATTAACTGCAGATGTATTTAATACTTGTCATATGTATGCTAAAGAAAGAGTAAAATATCCTGTTGATATTGTTTCAACACCTATGACTGTAAATCAAATGCGTGAACAAGTTGATCAATATATGAATCATCACAAAGGTAAAAAAACTATAATAACTTTGGATCATACAATGTTAGTAAAAAGAGCTCCATATCAGAACAATACATTAGATATGATGTTTGAATTAGGTGAATTTTTTACACAATGTAAAAGAGATTACCCATGTTTATTTATTGCTTTATCACAACTTAACAGAAACATTGATAATCCTGATAGAGCAATTGATGGTAAATATGGTAATTATATTCTTGAATCAGATATATTTGGATCTGATGCCATGCTTCAACATGCTGATATGTTAATTGGTATTAACAGACCCGCTAAACAAAAGATTAAATTTTATGGTCCAGATAGATATATCATTGATGATGATAGAACTCTTGTCTTACACTTCCTTAAAGCAAGAAACGGTGATTCAAGAATGAGTTTTTTTAAAGCTAAATTTGAAAAAATGCAAATAGAAGAAATGCTTACACCAGAAATGCAACAAAGAAGGTAAAATTATGAGAGATCAATACATAGTATACATAGGTAACGAAATTATAGAATGTTTTTCTAAGGTTGAAGAAGCTAAGGTAAAGTATAATAGTTTACCTTCAGGTAAAGGCAAGAGACCATCTTTGCGTAGACAATTAGTAAAAGAACAGATGATAATACAAGATAAAAGATAAAATGAAAGACTTAATAAATTTAATAGGAGAAAACAAACATAAAGTTTCATCAGAAAAATTAGATGAAATGATGATTACATATCTCAATAATTATATAAATAAAATACCTAATGATTATACTTTAGGTTTTAAATTTAGAAAAGATGTATTACATCTTTTTGAATTATTAAAAAAAATTAAACTGATAAGAGATAAAGTTAAAATATTAGATTGAAATAAATTTAAAAATATGACACCAACAGAAAGAAAAAGTAAAGTTGCAAAACTAAGAGAAGAACATGAAAATTATTTTCAAAGTATTGGAAATATAAATGCATTATATATACCCAAAATGGCATATAGACCCAGTGGTAAAGATGAGTTACATGTAAGTTTTTTCCCAAGTGAATTAAAAAAAGGAAAGGATATATATATTGAATTTGTTGATATTGATTATAATTCAGAAGATTTAAAAAGAACATTATATCTTTTAAAATATAACGCATATTGGGAAAAAGAATATGAACTTAATACGTCTAGTTCTGGATTTGAAAGACATTTTATACCCGTTAAAGAATTAATGACTATTAATGATGTGATTTCTAGAAATTCTGAACCTAAACAATTAACATTAGATGATGACTTTAGTAAAATTAAAAATCCCGATGATAGATCTGTAGTAGATGTATTAATAGGAATAGAAAAAGCTTTATTAAGCATGAATGAAAAACTAAATAAAATTAAATAGAATGGCAACAAGTACATTAGTAATTGCAGACTCAGGTTCAGGTAAGTCTACATCAATTAGAAAATTAAACCCTGAAGAAACATTTATAATTAATATTGCTAATAAACCTTTACCCTTTAAAGGTTGGAAGGGTAAATATAAGCAAATAAGTAAAGATAATCCGTCTGGTAATTTAACATCCACTTCTACAGCTATAGGGATTATGAAAGCTTTAAAACATGTTAATGATAAAATGCCTCATATAACAAATATTGTTGTAGATGATTGGCAATATATGTCCAGTTTTGAATATTTTGATAGAGCAAATGAGAAAGGTTATGAAAAATTTACTCAGATAGCTTCTAACCTAGCACAGGTTGCAAAAATGCCAAAAGATCTGAGAGAAGATTTATATATTTTCTTTTTGACTCATTCAGAAGAATCAACTGATGTTAATGGTCATAGAAAACTAAAAGCAAAAACTGTTGGTAAAATGATAGATAATGCTTTAACTTTGGAAGGCTTATTTTCTATAGTTTTATTTGGTAAAGCTATTAAACAAGAAGATGGTACTATTGAATATTTATTTGAAACACAAACAAATGGAGAGAATACCTGTAAATCACCAATGGGAATGTTTGACAAATTAACAATCCCAAATGACCTTCAATATGTAAAAGAATGCATATTGGAATATGATAAATAATATTAAATAATTAATTAAAAAAAAGTTTATGTTAAATACAAAAGACATGTCTGCTGGGTCAGGCAAAGTAAAACCAGTTATTTCTATTGGTAATCAAGTTATTAAAATCAATAATGTAACTTTAGATCAAACACCATATGATAGTGATGCATATAATGTAACACTTCATGTAGAAAGTGAACCAATTCAGGGTGAATTTAATGGATTTTTAAGAGATATGAATAAGCCAGATGGTGAACGTTACACAGGTCAAGTAGGAAGGGTTAGATTTTCCCCTTATGCATATAAAGATACTACATTGCCATCAGGAAGAGAAGTACAAAAAGATACTGAAATTTTAAAAGGTATGATTTTTATAAGTGAAGTATTAGGTAAAAGATCAGAACTAGATATGATTGAAGCTGATACAATTGAAGAATTTGTAATAGCATGTAACAGTCTATTCAAAAATAGTGCATTCATTAATGCCTGCATAGGTGGTAGAGAGTGGGAAAACAAAGAAGGTTACACTAACCATGACCTGTTCTTACCTAGACTATCTAAGGATGGTGTACCTTTAGAAGCTTTGAATACAGAAAATTCTAGACTTCTAACATACAATAAAGCAGATCACTTGAAAGAGTTAAAAACTAAAGAAACTTCAACAGTTGATTCTTTTGAGCCAAGTGGTCTTAATAAATCAGATGATACTTTTGATTTATCTTAATATTTAAAACTAAGTAATATAGGGAGTTATTAAAGCTCCCTATATTATTTTAATAATTAATCAAATGAGTTGTAAAAAGAAAGACTTAATAGAAATAAAAATAATGATTAGTTTATTATCTATAAAATATATTATGATGCTTGTAATAATATCCTTTCTTGGTTGGGATATATTTTTCCAAGAGTTGAGGGAAAGTTCAAAGTTAGTAACAGTGGGTTATCTATTATTTGCATTAACACCTTTAATATTATTAGTGATATATAAATTAATTTATAAAAAAATAAAAAATGATAAGTACAAAAAATTTAATAGCTGATGTATGTGATGCACCTAGCTATTGGGTATTTCAATATTATCTTAATTTATCTGAAAAATTAACTGGTCAAGATTTAAAGATTAAATCAATTTTTAATCCATCAGAAAAAACACCTAGCATGTGTTTATATGTAGATAATGCATACAACATTGATGGTAGAAAAACCCAACAATATGTATATAAAGATTTTTCTACAGGTAAGTTTGGTAATAAAATACATTTAATAATGCATTTGTTTAATATAAATTTTTCTAATGCAGTTGAAAAAATAATAACCGATTATAATAATTTTTCACAGACAGATACTCTTGATGATATAGTTTTTAAAAAACAAGCTAAATGGAAAATTGATTATGTGAGTAGTAGATCTTGGAATACAAGTGATGCAAACTTTTGGATGCAGTTCAATATAGGATCAACCTTGTTAAATAAATTTAATGTAAAACCTTTAGATTATTATAACTTAATTTTAGAAGAAGATAATAAAATTGATAAACTTAAAATAACTGGCCCTAATATATATGGTTATTTTAATAAGAATGATGAACTGTATAAAATATATAGACCTTATAACAAAAAACACAAGTTTTTTAAGGTCATGTCTTATATTCAAGGTTTAGATCAATTGAGTACAAAGAGTGAGTTTTTAATTATTTGTTCTTCTTTAAAAGATGCAATGTGTTTAAAAAGTATAGGTTATAATGTAGATGTTATTGCTCCAGATAGTGAGAACACAGTTATAAAACCATATATAATTGAAAACATAAGGATGCAGTATAAAAATATAATAACATTATTTGATAATGATGATGCAGGATTAAATGCAGTAAAGAGATATAAGAGCGTACATGATATAAATGGTATTGTTTCACCTCTATGTAAGGATGTATCTGATGCAGTTAAGGAACACGGTATAGAAAAGCTACACAGTGTGCTAAAACCATTATTAAAAAATATACTTAAAAAATAACTATGGAAGAAATAAAAAAATGGTTTATACCTCATAATGTTCCATCAAGTAAAAACGGCAGACGTTGGACAGGTAAATATTTTATTGCTAGTAAAAGTGTAATGATTTACAGAAAAGATACAAAAAAATATTATGAACAATATGCTGAAGAGTTTAAAGAAGAAATAAGTAAATTAAAATTACCAGTTAAAATATCTTTTGAGTTTATAAGAGGAAGCCGTCATAAGTTTGATTATATAAACCCTGCACAAACAGTACAGGATGATATGGTTAAGCATGGGTGGATTGAAGATGATAATGCTGAGTTTATTATTCCTGCATTTGAACAATATACATATGATAAAGAAAACCCTGGTGTAATAATTAAAATATTAAAAGATGGAAAAAATAATTAGTGTAGATGAGTTTAATACTATAATACACATGATAAATAGTAATGATGAAGATCATGATATTGCAATAGAGAATATTATAAATCTAAAGTTAAGTTTAACGTTTATAAAACTTATAGCAAAAAAACTTAATAATATAACAAGGCATCAATTTATATCAAACCTTGCACATAAAGATGTTGTTAAATCTAGTTTTTCACAAAGCAAGTTTGATTTTGATAGTCTATATAATGACATTATGGATAATAATGCAAATGAATGTAAGGATATATTTGAATACTTAATAGGTAATCATATATTAGATTCATATAAAAATGCACTAAAATATAATTTTATTAAAACAATTAATGTAAATGTAAAATGAAAGATGTTATAGATCAACTTGCAAAAGCAAGTAAAACACTAATACTTAAAGAGCCCTTTTACGGGCTCTTTTTAGTTGGGTTAAATAAAACCTTTAGAAAAGATATACCAACAGCAGGTGTAAGTAAACACGGTATTGGAGTACAACTAGCAGTAAATCCTGATTTTTTTAATAATTTAAGTTTAGATCATAGAATTGGATTGGTTAAACATGAAATATTACATATAAGTTTTGGACATCTAGTAGTACGTGATAGATATAATGATAAAAAATTATTTAATATAGCTGCAGATTTAGAAATAAATCAATATATAGAAACACAATACTTACCTGAAGGTGGAATAACAATGAATTCATTTCCTGAATTAACCCTACCCAGAAGAGCAGGTACTAAAGTTTACTATGATTTATTATCTAAAGCTAAAGATGATGGGGTATGCCCTAATCTTGATTCTATGTTAGATGATGAAAATGGAGATAGTCCTTATGACTCTCATCCAACATGGGAAGAATTTGATGATCTCAGTGAAGCTGATAAAAAACTTATTGAAAAACAAGTTGAGCATCAGTTAAAAGAAGTTGCTGATCAAACAGAAAAACGATCAGGTAATATACCTGGAGAACTTGCAGAACGTATTGCAAGACTTAGATATATAGAACCTCCTAAATTTGATTGGAAAAGTTATTTAAGAAGATTTATGGGTAATTCTACAATTTCATATACAAAGAAACTTAGAAGAAAGTATAATAAACGTTATGCGGCTAATCCAGGTCTCAAGATTAAATTTAAAAATCATATTCTTGTTGGTGTTGATACAAGTGGATCTGTAAATACAGAAGAGTTAAAAGAATTTATGAATGAGTTATATCATATGTATAAGACAGGTCATCAAATTACAGTGGCTCAATGTGATACAAATTTAAATTCTGTAGAAGAGTTCAACCCAAAGAAAGATTGGGATATACGTGGTCGTGGTGGAACTTCATTTCAACCTGTAATAGACCATTACAATGAGAAAGGTGGATACACTGCATTAATATATTTAACAGATGGTGAAGCATATGCACCAGAAAATTGTCCTAATAATACATTATGGGTATTGAGTAGTGTTTCAACTATGAATAATAAGTTACCAGGTAAAGTAATAAAATTAAATTAATATGGGACGCTATTACGAGGGAGATATCAATGGTAAATTTGTCTTTGGTGCTCAATCAAGTACTGCAGCAGATAGATTTGGTGTAGAAGGCCAAGCCCCTGGATATTTGGATTATTATTTTGATGAAGATAATCTAGACGATCTGGTTATAGAACTTAAAGCTATAGAGAATGGAATGGGTAAATATGGTGAATACTTAAAAATCTATTATGATCTACATGGATCAGATGATGATGGAAAAATTTCATTTGAGGAGTACTTAGAAAAAGGAAATAAAAAACCGTTAAGCAAAGATCAACTATCAGAGTTCTTTGATTATAAAATTGGCAAAAAAATACAAGATTGTATAAAAGAACAAGGAAGTTGTTCATTCACAGCAGAATTATAAATTAAATAAAAAATAATAGAAAAATGGCACAAGTAAATTTAAATATTGATAATTTAAAAGAATTTGTAAATCATGTTATTACAAATAACAGATTCTTACAAAAAGATGGTAAAAATCCAGTAGCAATTGAAGTTGTTGGAGAATCCGGTATTGGTAAAACATCTACCATTATAGAATTAGCAAAAGAAAATAATTTGAATTTTGTTAAATTAAATTTAGCTCAAATAGAAGAACTAGGTGACTTAGTGGGTTTCCCTGTACGTCAATTTCAGATGTATACAGAGAAAACAATTAAGAAAGTAGATGATTTAAACTATACTGTAAAAGCAGGTGCTGATTTAGCAAAACTTGGTGGTACAATCACTAAGAAAATAGGCCAATGGGTTGATGAATTGGCAGTTGATGCTTATTTAAAGAATGGTTATAAGATGACTGGTAAAAACAGAATGTCTTATGCTGCACCTGAATGGATCGCTGATGTAAAAGAAGGTGGTATATTATTATTAGATGATTGGAATCGTGCAGATGTAAGATTTATCCAAGCCTGTATGGAATTAATTGATAGACAAACTTATATTTCATGGTCTTTACCAAAAGATTGGCATATCATTTTAACAGCAAACCCAGATAATGGAGATTACAATGTAAATAGTGTAGATTCTGCACAAAAAACTAGATATATTACAGCAAATTTAAAGTTTGATATAGATGTATGGGCTAGGTGGGCTGAATCAGCAGGAATAGATTCAAGATGTATTAACTTTTTATTATTACATCCTGAATTAGTAACACAAGAAACTAACTCAAGATCTATTACTACATTCTTTAATTCTATATCTAGCTTTGAATCTTTTGAAGAAAATCTCAGCATGATTCAAATGATTGGAGAAGGTAGTGTTGGTGATGCATTTGCATCAATGTTTACTACATTTATTAATAATAAGTTAGATAAGTTGGTTACACCAAAAGATTTATTAACTCATGAAAGTGAATCATATATTTTAGGTGAATTAAAAGGTTGCATAGGTGAAGATGATACATATCGTGCAGATATAGCTTCTACATTAGCAACACGTTTAGCTAACTTTGCAGTTGTATATTCTAAAGAAAATACAGTTACACAAAAAATAAATGAAAGGTTGATTGCATTATGTACAAAAGAATATTTTACAAATGATCTTAAGTACTTAATTGTAAGAACATTATTCAATAACAATAAACAAAAGTTTAATAAGTTGATGATGAATCCTGAAATTATTAAAATGACAATGAAATAATATGGCAAGTAAATCAGTATTCGAAGATTTTAATGCTGATGCTTTAAAGTACTTTGATCTAGAGGGAGGCACCTATTATGGTGCACTCTCTGGGTCTAATGTAATTAATAAAGTAAAGCTCTTAAAATCAAGTGCACATAGAGACGTGTATGAAAAAATATGTAAAACGTTAAAGACACCTTCTAAAGGTGCTATAAATATTAAAAGTAAAAAAAAAGCTTTTGTGCTCCCCAACTGTAAGGTATCTCAAGATAAAATAAAATCAGTTCTTAGTGAGCATAATATAAAACTTACTAATGATTATAATTTAGCAGATCTTATTATATGTCATGAAGATATAACAAAGGGTAGTTTAAGTAGTGGTGAGAATATTCCAACAACACTTATGATAAATACATTATGGAATTATGAAACATCAGAAAACTATGAATTTTCTGTACAATTAACAGGTGATTTAAGTTTAGAAATTATTAGGACAGAAAAAGTACATAAACTATTAAAACTTGGATTTAATCCTGATAGTAATTATCATACTTCTATTGTATACGTAACAGGTATGGCTTTAAATTTAGCACATAAGATTAATGTAGATAAGATGGATGTTATGGATGTTGATACATTATTAAACAGTTCTGCAAGTAAGTTTATATTAACTGAATCTTTACTTTATGATATAAAAAATCAATTGGACTCAAGTGATATGGAGGTTAGAAATATGGTTCCTGCAATTTTATGTAGTATAGACTATACAAAAAATTTACATTTACTTTGGACACTTGCTCATGATGGTTCTAGGTTATTTTTTAATGATTCTTACAAGAGAAATAAAGATTTAAAGAATTGGTTAGAGGAATCTCATATGAATAGCTTTAGAAACTATACAGCTCATAATATGCTTGCTTACCTAGAGAGAAACAATTTATTAAATAGTGAATACTTCCAATTTTTTGAACCCAAGATTAGAAAAGATATAAGAATAATCAATGGAGATTTTTATACATTTAAGGTTTCAGTAAAAGAAGAATACAAAAAATATTTAAAATGAAAAAAATATATAATATACATATAAATTATAATAACTTAACTTCATCAGAGAAATTGGGTGAAGGTTCTATAACAGTATCTGAAGATACAGAACGCTTTTATCTTACTGATAAAAGTGATGGTTGGCATATAAACTCAGAGGATATAAAAAATGCAGGTTTATCTAACCTGTTTAGTAATACAAATATAGATTTACAAGATAAAAAAATTTATAGATTCCCAAACTTAAGATTACCAAGACAGAAGGTAGATTTATTAAAAGAGAAGTATAATGTAAAAGTTATCAGAGATATTGATAAAGCTGACGTGCATATAATATCTGTAAAAACTATAGAAAAACTTCTTAATACTCATTGGGGTAATATTGCAACTTTTAAAGAGTTTTTCCTTGTTATAAGAAAAATGATAGATGAAAACTTAGTATCTGATGAAGAATATAAAAGGCTTCAACTATTAGTTAATGATATGGATAAAGAATCCATGGTTCATTTTAATAGAAATAGTTACTATGGAAATAATGATGTTATTCAGAGAATAAGTAGAAAGATAAGTAGATTCTCAGAAGGTGTCACATGGAAAAAAGGTATTTTTATAAATATTGATAATGTAAAACATTATAATAATATTATTAATAGCAATAAACAAGTAGTAAGTGATCTAGATATATCCAATATTATAGATTCAGAATTAGCTGTAATAGATAATACACAGTTTGATGATGTGCATGCAATGCTTACAAGTGATGATAAAGAAAATACAGCTTTGGCTGTAGAGATGTTAGCAAATTGCAATATTGAAAAATCATTTGACGTAGTTTCAAATTTATATTTTTGGAATTATGATAGCTTTAGGTATTCTACAAATTGGAATACCATTAATGTTAAAAGCTTAAGATCAAGATTAACTGATTATGCAAATGGTCATAGTACACAACAGATATGGGCATTTAATAAGTATATTAAGTTGCTTAAAGAAGATCGTAAACTTACAAAATGGG